CAACAAATGATAAATTAACTGTTTTAGAACTTACCCAAAGAAAAGGAAATGAAGCACTTTTAGCGGCAACTGACTCAGGAAATAAAAAAGTATTAGATAAATTAATACAAATAACGGGTAAAGGTGAAGGGGGCTTAGGTGGTATATCTAAACGATTAGACGGGATAAAAGAAGCAATTGAAAATCAGACTTCAGGCCCATCAACTCCTGATGAAACTCCTGAACAGGAAAAATATACAACCACAACACAAGATACTAATAAATCATTAATGAATTCACTTTTTGATGCTTCTCAAGTTGCCGAAGTTAAAGCGGCCTCTGAAGTTTTAAAGACTGATATTAAAACTTTTGTTAGTTCATCTAAGTCTGAACTTTACGCATTATTAACGATAACAGCCCCTACATCTTCTGGTTATTCTTCTCGAAGTGTCGATTTAAAAGGCTCAACTTTTGACTTGTCATTAAATCGTATGTCTGACTTTTTTAGCTTGCTTGCAGGTCCTGTAATGTTGCTTTGTTCAATCATTGCTTTATTCATAATTTTAGGGAAAGACTAATATGAAAATTTTAATACTTGTTGTTTTAATGTTTCCTGTTTTTGTGCTTGCTGATACTTATCAGGATGCGGCAGGAACGTCCCAAATGATTGCAGATGGTTTTGATGATTTATGGGTTTTTCTTTTTACAGATACCCCAAACATGATGCAAAGATTTATGGCTTATTTGTTAGAACTTTGGGTACAAATGAAACTCATTGCTTACTACGAATTTATTAAATTATCTTACAACATCGCTAAGGTTATTTTAGAAGATCTCAATGTTATGTCTGTGATTGCTTCTAATATGACTTTGCTCCCACAAGATGTAAGACAAATGTTAGTTGAAACGCGCCTTTTTGATGGGGTTAATCTTCTGATTCAAGCTTATGCAACCAAATTTGTAATGAGGATTGTCTGATGTCTGCTTCTATTTTTCATGGTGCACCCGGCTCTTATAAATCATCAAGCGCGGTTTGGTTTGAATTACTTCCTGCTTTACGCGCTGGTCGTTTGGTTGTAACAAACATTGAAGGCATTCAGGATAAAGAATTTATTGAGCTTGAACTTGGAGAAGAATTTCCTGAAAGCGCGGATATTTGGCGTTTAAGTTCTCAGACTGATAAAGGGAAATTTCTATGGATGCGTTGGTTTTGGTGGATGCCTGTTGGGGCTTTTATCATTATTGATGAAGTTCAAGATGTATTCCCTAATGATTCCACTGTTTTTAAACCTGTTGAACTCGATAGCAAAGGTATAGATTCATTAATAGATAAGTTACCAGAAAAGTACCACCAATATTTTTATGAAGTTATTGAAAGTTTTAAACCTCCTGAAGACTATCGAGATGATACAGGTGAACAAATCCTCGATGAAAATGGACATATTATTTATCCCATTACTATGCGTGAAGCAAATATGCGCCATAGAAAATATAATTGGGATCTTATCTATTGCACCCCTGAGATTACGGAAATACATAAGCTAGTTAGGTCTGTTTGTCAGTATGCCTATAAACATGTTTATAAAGAATTTCTTGAATTTATCCCTTACTACAAAAGAAGGACACGTATAAATGAACACACCCCTAAGTCTTCAGGCGAAACAATTAAAAAGGGAGACACGACCAAGTGGCGTAAGCTCCCCCTCGAAGTGTTCAAGCTTTACCGAAGCACCTCAACAGACGAAATTACAGAGGGAAGAGGACTTAACGCCTTTAAAGACCCTAGTCTTATTTTTGCTCTCGCCCTATTACTTCTTTGTTTCAGTTATGTCACATGGTGGGCGTTTATTAAAGAAGATAGTAAAAATCGTTTTCTCGAAGAGTCGAATTTACCTCAAGAAACCATTCAAGTTCATTCTAAGAATGCTAGGTCGTCTAGTAGTTCTGTTCCTTCTGCTAACAGCTTTCAGACTGATAATGTCAACAATCTTCCTTTAAAACTTCCATACGATGCAAGTAAGATTTATTTTACTGGTTATCAAGATGTTATTTTAAATAAGAATAAAAAGTATAAAGAGTATTTTTTTACTTTGACTTTGGAAGAGGATGAGTTTTCTTTAAATGATTCCGATCTTCAGTATTTCGGTATTAAGGTTCATTACATTAATGAATGTGTAGTTGAACTATCTAGCGGTAAATATACAAAGCTCGTTTATTGCACCCCCAAGACTATTCACAAGCCATCAAAAGAAGAGTTAGTTTCTTTTTCTAATAACGAGTCCATCTAATGAAAAAACTTCTTAAACACTATCCTAACGCTTTATTTGTTTCTGGTTTAACTGCTCTTTCAGTTTTTACATATCTTAATTTTGATTATGTATATTTTCTTTCTGCTATGAGATTGTATGGTGGTTAATGGTACCAATAAAATACCTTATAACTGCTATAAGGTATAAATAAAGTACCATTAATGCTTGCACTCTTTGTTTGATTTGGTATAATGGTACCAATTCAAACAAAAGGAGTTTATAAAATGGATAAACGAAGAGAGTTAATATCAGAATTTAGAATAATCATTAAAGGCTTACCAAAAGTTCCTGAAGGTTCACCTTTTAAAGAGTATGAAGAGTTAGCAAGGCTTCAGTTCAATGTTACTCAAAACTTTTTGTTAGACAATTTACATCATAGTCTTATTGCTAATGATTGTTGTGGTCGTGGTTTGCCTTCTTATCGTTATGCAAGCCTATCTAGATTGCATGGTTTTAAGATGGATGAAACCTTAGAGGCTGAGATTATGAAAGTAGCTTATTTACGCGTTAACGCATTAAATTTGGAGTCTTAAAGATGTTAGTTAAATTTCAAGCAAACGAAGAGATAGAAAAAAGTATTTTACATATTCAAAAGCGCTTGGGTGAGCAAACAGTTTCAAAAACTGTTCAGCTTGTCTTGGGTCACTACAACGAGCTTTTAAATAAGTATCAAGAAAAGTGTAATGAGTTCGATGAATTAGATAAATCTTTTAATGATGCTAGAGAGGCTTACTGTAGCAAGCTGAAAGCTGAAGAGGATTTAGAACTAATATTTTTTGATGAAAACTAAATAGTACCTTTTTAGTTTCCCAGGGTTTAATTGATTGAATTGTTTTAGTACCAAAATCGCTTTACCGGTTTTAATCCTGGAAACCTTTTTGGTACTGTTTTAAGCATCGCAGATATAAACTTTTTTGTTCTGTGGTTAGCAAATTAGCTTGCGATGTGGGAAGGGTCGAAACTGTTTAAGCTCTTGGTACATTCGAGGGCGCACAGTGTTAAATTGATTTGCTTTAGTGTTTATTGTGCAAAGCTTTTTATTTTTGAAAACCCCTACCGTCCTGCAAAACTTGTCTTAGTGTTTTTATTAGTGTCGCACTGTAGCAATTTGATAAGTTTTCTTTTACTATATTTTAGGCAAAAAAATGGGTTGAACGTCTACCAAACATTCAACCCGTTGTCTTTGCTCCTTAACACCGTCTAAAGCACCAAAGGAACCGACAAAATGAATTATAATGATGCAACTCCCAATTTACAAGTAAAAGCGCTTTGCTCCTCGACGATGGCGAAGCCTGAGCAAAGAGGAGAGGCGCAAAGCGCCGACCTTCTTGGAAGTACCTACGGAAGTTCTTCCAACTCTACAAAAATTTCGAAAAAACAAAAAGATAATCTAACTCTTACTAGAAATAACTCCTACTTCTTCCAAGACAACTTGCGTCAAATTATTCATAACCACCATGAAAAAGGTTCTGACCATCGTTTGTGTTCCTGCGGTGTTGTACCAACCGAACAATTTATGAAGGTGAAAGGCGAGCAGGGCGTGGCAATTCAAAGCCCCGTATTTCTTAGGAGAGATAAAACAGGCGCGGCTTTTACTGGTCTAGCAAAATGCGATAACCCCTTCTATTGTCCCGTCTGCGCTCCTGTTCAGTTGATTGATAAATCTAATGAGATCAAGTCGATTGTTTCTAATTTTTTAGAAGAAAATGAAAACCATACTACGTTGATGGTAACTCAAACTTTTTCTCATTCTATAGATGATAAATTAAAGCCACTTATTCAGCTTTTGACTAAGGTTAATGGTTCACTTAAAGCAGGACGTTTCAGAAAAGATTTAGAGGCTAATTTTGGTTTTTTTAGTGCTATTCGTGCAATTGAATCAACGTATTCTGACGTTCACGGATGGCACCCACATTTACATGAAATTTGGTTTTTTAAGAAAAAATTAACTGTTTCAGATGTATTAAATTTAAAAGATGTTTTATTTAAAAAGTACGTTACTTTACTAGAAAAAAAAGGCTATTCCGCATCTGCTGAAAGAGGTATAGATATCTCATTTACTACCACTGAAGGTACAGAGGTTATTAAGTATTCTACTAGTACATTAATGCCAACTGATAAGACTTTAGTTGTTAGTTCTTCAGCGTCTGCGGCTCTTTATGTATCTAAGTTTGATAAAGAATTAACCTTTGAATTTACAAAAATACAGAAACTAAAAAACCTTAGCTTTTTCGGTTTACTTGCTCGTTATTCTTATGAAAATAATACGCATGATCGTTTGCTGATTATTGAATTTGTTAATGCTGTTTTTCGTCAACGTAGAATCTTTGTCCCTAAGCAATTAAAAGCATATATTTCAGATGTTGAAACTGTTGAAAATCTTGATAATGAAAGACCTGTAATTTTTGAATTCACTAGAAAAGAATGGCTACAAGTTTGTTTTAGAAAACAACGTCAATCTATTATTTCTATTGCTAATAATAAAGCCTATACGGATGAAATGGTTTGTAAGTTTGTTCGCGCTTTACTTGACCAGCCGCATGTAATTATTCCGCCTGATGAATATAAATTTTTGAACCAAAGAAGGGTTCGAGACATTAGCGAGTGGGATTGGACTTTTAATAATGCTGCTTAAAATATAAAAATAATTTCTGACATTTACGGCAACCACTTCCTATGATGTCAGAAATTATCTTTCAACGGTTTACTTCAAAAGTTCTTTTTTTAGTCTTCTGTAACTTATTTTTTCCTTGTTAGCTAACTTGATTAAATCATTTTTCAGTGACTTCTTTTTTAGTAATGTTTGATTTCGCATTGTCGATAAATTCCAAAAGTTCGTTTATTAACTCACTAACGGTAACTTTCCTTTGAAGCTGTGCCGCTAGTTCCCTTGATGTCTGCTCTAATGTTGCCGCGTCTGCTAGTCGTGCTCTTATGCTTTTAGTTTTCATATCTATTACCTCGTTTTGATTGCAAAGATATTATTTCACATTTTCTCACTTTATGTCTTGACACTTTGAGATCTTGTATATTAGTATCAATTTCTCACTGATTCAAATGAATCACTTACTCAAAAAAGGTAAAAACATGAAAATACCTATGGATATTCTTCGCATATCAGCGGGAAAAATCGAAGACGGTGGAATGTTATACGCAAGCGCTTTTGTACTTGATGAAACCGTTAACCATACATTAGAGCCAGACCGTATAGATGTCGGTAAGCAATACGCGAAAGTAAGAATGTCTACTGATAACGAAAACGCTCTAGCAAAACGCCTAGCTTCAACTGGCTTAGTTCCTTGCATCCTAATGTGTGAAGTTGAAACTTCTGTTCGCAAAAATGAAATTTCAATGCGCATTGTTAATTTTGATGTTCCTAAGCAACAAGCTTAATTATGAAAAACAGAAACAATTTCGATAAAAAATTGGATAAAGCTTGGCTTTCTTTACATAAAGAAAAAACACCTCGTTTTGATGTACGGGAGCATTTAAGCAGCACCTTTTTATTGAAAATGTTTGTATTAATTATTGTTGTTTTACTTAGTTTTAAATCGAACGCTTCTTACTGCCTTCTTGAAACTCCTGAAGGTAATTTAAGAATTGATAGCTCGTCTGTTGAAAGCTGTACAAGCGGTCTGATTTTATTATCAAAGACTGAATATGACGCTGTAAACGCTGAGTCTATCGTTTCGACACTAATAGATTTATTTGAATTCTCGGTTGAAGATTTCGCCCTTTTTAATGCGATTTGTTTAATCGGTTTTATTTCTGGTCACGCTCTGGGTCGTGTGTCGAGAATATTAGGTAAGACCTAGAAAACTTTAACTTTTAACTTTTAACTATTCCTATAAGGGAAATATTATGAAAATTTTTAAATCTTGGAAAATGAAAGCTTCGGCTGTTGCGGCTTCTGTTGGTACTTCTGTTAGTGCTTTCGCTGTTGATCATTCAACTGCAATTACCGCGGCTGGTACTGACGGAACAACAAACACAAGTGCGGCTGTTGTAGCTGTTCTAGGTATCGCGGCTGTTGTTACAGGTGTTGGCATTGTTTATCGCTTATTAACTAAGTAATAACGTGCTTACCTCAATTATGTTTGCATCTATTTTTACATACTGTTTTATCGAGGGCTTTTCGAGTGGAATTCGTAGTTCATAATAATTGCAAAAACATAACATTAAAGGCGACTTTCATAGTCGTTTTTTTTGCTTCATTTTTTGCCAATGCTGAAATTGATTATTCTAAATTAACCGCTAAGTCTCCAAAGGTGGAACAGCTTGACGGTATTACTGGGGTTACTAATGTTGGTTTTAATTATTTGGTTGGTGGTCCTTTAAGTGGCTTTGATGTTGCCGCCACTTGTAAGGCTTCTTATACCGAAAGTTCAACCTTAAAAAACCTTACTGGTGAATGGGAATTGGTAGAAGAATTTAATGAGTTTGATAAAAGATATGCGGCCACGTGTGTTTATGACCATTGGGACAATTGGGGTGGTCCTCACTATGTTCAAACAAATAGAATCCCTTTGTTTTATGCCGATACTTCAACACGTACTTTTAAATTTTGTCCTCCTGATAATGCACCTGATTTTACTCATGCAACTTACAACGATGATGGAGAGCCTGATTTTTGTTATAGCTTAAAAGAAATGCAAGAGCTTTTAGAGCATGAGGCTTATCTAGATGAAATTAACGGTAATTGCGATAATTTGGTTTTAGATGCAGGAAATAATTCTGCTCAAGATATGTGTATGACTTCTCCCAATGGAACATCATGTAATGTTGAAAAAGTTACTACAAATTATGGTGGTTCTAATTTTACTTATTACCAAGGTACAACGGCTGAAGTTTTAGGCTGTTCAAGTTCTGATAAACCTGATTTTGATAGAGATGGAATAGGAAGTACATCAGACGGTTGTTTTACTGATAATTCAAAAAATTATTGTGAAGCAAAAAAAGAGGATAAATGCCTTTCGCCTAACGGTGTTGAAGTTTGCGATGATGGATGCCTTGAAACTGCTGATGGTTTCTTTTGTGATACTGATTTACACCCCCCTGAAACTTCTGATAATTCTGATTACTTTGATACAAATGGAACTTGTACTGTTGTTGCAGGCTCAGCGTATAAAGGAGCTTGTGAGGATTTAGGCGGAATTTGGGAAAAAACGGCTGATTATACTAATACGTCCTGCCCTTCGACTTCAATAGCAGGAACATGTTCTGTTACTACTGGTGGAGGTTGTTTTGCTTGTCTTGATGTTGGTGGAACTTGGACACCTGATCCAAATGCAGTTCTAAGCAATGCTGAAAAAGGTATTCAAGATGTAGCAAGTCTTACTCAAG